GTTTTGTCTTTCCAGGTAGAGCCTAGCTTTATTACTAACGGTTCGTTGACGCCTGTTGGGACTTACACTCATGATGAAATACTAGTTTTACTAGCTACTCCAGAGTGGACACCTGCAGGTCCTGAATAAGGATATACCAAAAACAATTAAATCTAATTAAATGAAAATCAAAGAAGAAGAATTAAAATTAATTCAAGAACAACAAAAACAACTTAACGAACTTGTTCGTAATATCGGATTATTAGAAAGTCAAAAACATGGACTGCTTCATGAAATAGCTGGTGTTAATAAAGACATAGAAGATTATAAAGATGTTTTAGAAGCTGAATATGGAGCTATTAACATAAATGTTGAAGACGGTACTTATACTAAGATAGAAGAAGATGTCGAAGGTGATAAGAAAGATTAGTATAGGTTCTGACTATAAGAACGATGCAATGCATTATTCAACTGGTCAGGAAGTATATGGCGGACATACTATTAGTGATATTCTTTTTGAAGATAAAGACCAATCATATAATATCTATATAACTAAAGATAATGAAGTCTTACCTTGGAAAAAGTTTAATGCTAATATGGCAATATCTGTAGAGTACGATTTAAAATACTAATGAAAAGCTTATATAGCTTTATTGTTAAACCATTAAATGAAAGGTATGACAATATTAAAAAAATTGATGATAAAACACTTATCATTAATACAGGTATTGAAAACCATAGGTTTGTTAGTAAAAAAGCTGTTGTTGTTTCTACTCCAGCAGCTTATGCCTCGAAGATAAAAGTAGGTGATGAGCTTTATGTACATCACAATATATTTAGAAGATGGTATAATATGAGAGGTGAAGAGAAAAACTCTTCAACCTTTTTTAAAGATGATTTATATTTTGTTTCACCAGAACAAATATATATGTACAATCTTAAACCACATTTAGATTATTGTTTTGTAAAACCACTTAAAAACCAAAACTTATTAGAGAACAGGAAAGAACAACCTAACGTTGGTATAGTAAAATATACTAATAATGCCTTAGAAGCTGTAGGAATCACACCTGGGACGCTTATTACGTTTACACCTTACTCAGAGTTTGAGTTTATTGTAGAAGGTGAACGACTTTATTGTATGAAATCAAATGATATAGCTTTAACTCATGAATACCAAGGAAACGAAGAAGAAAATAATCCAAGCTGGGCAAAAAGCAGTTGAAGAGCTTATTAAGGTAGCAAAAGAAAAGATTGTTGACTCAGACGATGACGTAAGCGCTGACAGACTTAAAAATGCTGCCGCTACTAAAAAGTTAGCTATATTTGATGCTTTTGAAATACTACAACGTATTCAACAAGAAGAAGATATGTTAAACGAGAAACCTAAAGAAGTTAAAGATCAAAAAACTTTTAAAGGTTTTGCAGAAGGAAGAAGTAAGTGAGTTACAAACAGACGCTTTGGAAAGAAATTAAAGACGTTGTTAACCCTAAGATATTAGCAAAAAACAACAGGTTTAAAAAATGGGAGTATGGTTATAACCCTGATTATGATTTTATAGTAATAAGTAAAACAGGTAAAATTGGACAAATCATTGAAATACAGGATCTCCGCATCGCTTTACCAGCAGCAGATGAACCGTTTAAACGAAGCGAAAAGAAAGCTGAACAATACTGGGAAAAACAAGAATACCCAAAAGAGCTAAGTAAAATTAAAAGTAGATTTGATTGGGAGGAATACCCAAATGAATTTAAAGAAAAGTGGTATGACTATATCGACGAAGAATTCAAAAGAAGAGAAAATGGTTATTGGTTTTACAATAACGGTGTGGCTAATTACATTACTGGTACTCATTACATGTACCTCCAATGGTCAAAAATTGATATTGGAGCACCAGACTATAGAGAAGCAAACAGACTCTTTATATTTTGGGAAGCATGCAAAGCAGATACAAGATGTTACGGAATGTGCTACCTCAAAAACAGACGAAGTGGATTCAGCTTTATGTCAAGCGCGGAACTTGTTAACCAAGCTACAATATCTTCCGATGCTAGATTCGGCATACTTTCCAAGTCTGGTGCCGATGCCAAAAAAATGTTCACAGATAAAGTTGTCCCAATATCCGTCAACTACCCGTTCTTCTTTAAACCTATTCAAGACGGGATGGACCGGCCAAAGACTGAACTGGCATATAGAGTTCCGGCCTCAAAGCTTACTAGAAGAAAGCTGGAAACTAATGAGCAACTCAGGGAACTAGAAGGACTTGATACAACTATTGATTGGAAAAACACTGGTGATAACTCATACGATGGTGAAAAGCTAAAGTTGTTAGCTCATGATGAAAGTGGTAAATGGGAAAGACCTGATAATATATTAAATAACTGGAGGGTTACAAAAACTACATTACGTCTAGGATCAAGGGTTGTAGGTAAATGTATGATGGGCTCGACTTCAAATGCTTTAGATAAAGGTGGAGACAACTTCAAAAAATTATACTACGCTTCTGACGTTACTAAAAGAAATAGAAACGGACAAACATCTTCTGGGCTCTATAGCTTGTTCATACCTATGGAATGGAACTACGAAGGATTCATCGATACTCATGGATTACCTGTCTTTATTGGAGGCAAAACTCCAGTCAAAGGAGTTGATGGTTATGAAATTACAACAGGAGTTATCGAACACTGGGAAAATGAAGTTGAAGGATTAAGAGATGATCCTGATGGATTAAATGAATATTATAGGCAGTTTCCAAGAACTGAAGCACATGCTTTTAGAGATGAAACAAAAGATAGTTTATTTAATTTAACTAAAATCTACGAGCAAATAGATTATAATGCTGAATTAAATAATATAGCTGCTGTAACAACTGGTAGCTTTCAATGGGAAAATGGTATTAAAGATACAAGAGTTATATTTGCTCCAAATAAAGATGGTAGATTTAGAATAAGCTGGGTGCCACCTAAAAACTTACAAAATCGAGTGATACTAAAAAATGGAGGTAAGTATCCTGGAAATGAACATATTGGAGCATTTGGATTAGATAGTTATGATATATCAGGTACTGTAGATGGTAAAGGTTCTAATGGAGCATTACACGGTTTAACTAAGTTTTCTATGGAAGACGCACCGCCTAATCACTTCTTTTTAGAATATATATCAAGGCCGCAAACAGCTGAAATATTCTTTGAAGATGTATTAATGGCTATGGTATTTTATGGTATGCCTATACTTGCTGAAAACAACAAACCTAGGTTTTTATACTATTTAAAGCGAAGAGGTTACAGAGGTTATTCTATGAATCGTCCTGATAAAGTATGGAATAAACTTTCAGCTACAGAAAAAGAAATAGGTGGTATACCTAATTCAAGTGAAGATATTAAGCAAGCACATGCTGCTGCTATTGAATCTTATATAGAAACATATGTAGGATTAAAAGAAGATGGTTACGGTGATATGTACCATCAAAAGACATTAGAAGACTGGGCTAAGTTCAATATAAACAATAGAACAAAGCACGATGCTTCAATAAGCTCGGGTTTAGCTATTATGGCTTGTAATAAAAATAGGTATACACCTGTTAATACAAGACAAATAAAAACTGTAGCTTTAGGTATTAAAAGATATGATAACACGGGTTATAATTCAAAAATAAAATAGATGATAAATACTAATTACAATAGTTCTTTTCCAGATCAGGTTGTGCCAGATGTAGAAAAAGCTTCTTATGAGTACGGCTTGCAAGTAGGTAGAGCTATTGAATCTGAGTGGTTTAGGAACGATAGAGGTTGGTACGATAGATTTAATACAAACTATAATAATTTCCATAGACTAAGATTATATGCTAGAGGAGAACAATCTATTCAAAAATACAAAGACGAATTATCTATTAATGGTGACTTATCTTATTTAAATCTAGACTGGAAGCCCGTGCCAGTTATACCTAAGTTTGTAGATATTGTTGTAAATGGTATGTCTCAAAGATCTTATGATATAAAAGCTTTTGCTCAAGATCCTGAGTCAATAATGAAAAGAACTGCTTATGCTGAAGCTCTGCAAAGAGATATGATGCAAAAAGATCTTATTAAGCAAATACAGCAAGTAACAGGATTAGATGTTTCTAAATCACAAGGCAAAGGTTTAGAGATGGAAAGTGAAGAAGATTTACAGTTACACATGCAGATGGATTATAAAGAGTCTATTGAAGTAGCTGAAGAAGAAGTTATTAATAATATATTAGCTAGTAATAAATATGATTTAACTAGAAGAAGATTAAATCAAGATTTAACTATATTAGGTATTGCTGCAACTAAAACATCTTTTAATAAATCTGAAGGTGTTACAGTTGATTATGTAGATCCAGCAAGTTTAGTTTATTCATACACTGAAGATCCTAATTTTGAAGATATATATTATGTAGGTG